AGGAATTGCAACCTTTTCCCAAGCATCGTCTGCTACTGGGGTGCTGTTATTGTTTGCATTTGGCTCAGATGTGGTTGCCTTAATGCATTTCCAGAAATTTCCGAGTTTACCACCATAGGCAGTACCACTTGTTTTTGAAAAGTAACTATTGGCTTTATAAGCCCAATATACAACCTGACCTGGGACATATGAGGACCCAGTAGTATAAAGGTCACCAATCAGGTCTGGGGTAGACTTCTTGTAGGTAATATAAAGTTCGTTAGCATCAGGTGCATCTACAATGATTCGTCTAATGGTTTTAAGCACATTTCCAGATACAACCTCTTCGTATGTATCAAAACTAAAGCCAATTTCCTTGTGCTTACCCTTTGAACGAGGGTCTTGAACGGTTACTTGCATAATTGTACCAATATCTACTTTAAATGTACCTTCTGAGTTTGTAATAATACCATCTTCAGGAATTAGGATGTAATGTAATGTGTCAACATTAACTACGGGAAATTTAGTAATTCTGATTAAGTCTGGGAAAGCATCGTACTCCCATCCGTATTTCAGACGCTTGTCTGCAAAGTCTCTGATTTGGTTAAAACTCTCTTCTGTGAGGAAAGTCTTATCCATCCCAATCGCTTGAATGGATTGGGATAATATAGTTTCAAAATCGACGGTTCTCATTTTACAATAAAGCCATTAGCGTCAAAGATGCCCTTTGCACCTCCGACCATAGTTCTTTTTACTCTGTTATGAACAGCAACCTCTGGGTTGTGTTTTAGGAAATCTTGCATAAATTCTTTATCCTCCCAGCATTCGTAGCCGAGACGAGTTCCCCAATAATGAAATGCAGCAGGGGGGATTCTTGCTACAAGTTGACCTATGCCTTCAATTGATGATGCGGCATTAGCGTGACCAAACGCTGCTAATTGTTTTGCTTGTTTCTTTGCTTCAACTTCTTGAAGTCTCCAACCATTGAGGAGTTCCTCCTGAACCTGCTTTCGCAGGTCAGAAGGAATCACATCAGCCAAATCTTGGATTAAGTCTGGCACCGCTTAGGATTAAGCAGTTAGGTCGAACTTACCGAAGCCGAGAGGATTGTGTACGCACAAACCTGCAACTGCTTCAATCATTCTTGCGGGACCACCACCATAATCAGGCAGATTGGTTACTTCGGCAATATTGCCACCGTAACGAATTTCTACGAGGTCGAATGGAATGACATATCCTACAGTATGGTTCTTTAAGAACAACGATGGGTGTAAGCGAAGTGCACCGAAATCTCCTTCGAATACATCAATAGATGCTGTATAAGTAGCATCTGCTGCGTCTCTTTGGAATTGGCGAACTGCTACAGTCGTGTCTGCTGAACCAGAAGAACGAGTGGTATAGGTCAAGTTGGTAAACGCTCTCTTGAGGATAGGTCCGAGAAGTGCGTCGTAAGACTTGAATTGACCAGTTTGTTTATAGATAGAAGTCAGAACATTCTGTACTGTGGTTTCGTCAAGGTCATTGACTGAACCAGTAGCAATCGAAGAAGAGGTTGCATCATTCGCATCATAAGGAAGACAGAACTCATTAGGAACAATGGTTGTGTTTTCATTCGTGTCTTTGTCTGCGGCTTTTACGAGCCACTTGTCAAGACCACGGGTCTTATAAGGAACTAAAGAACCACTTACAGTTTTTTCTGCTTGAGATGAGTTAGCGGAACAGAAGGTTTTTTCCATGTCACGCTTAAGCATCGTCATACCCTTAGCAACATTGTTCGCAAGTTCGTCTTTGACACCGGCGATGTTGGTTACTGAGGATTGGGTTAATTTGGAAACGCGGACGCTTCTACGGAAGATTTGGATGTACGCAGCGAGTTCATTTCTGTACTGGCGAGCATCGGTCTTAACATAGTTTTCATAGTCGCCAGATGTTACATCTGTGCCGTCTACTACACCGTCGGTTTTAGGGTCTGGAAGTGCGTCAACTTGCCAGCGAAACAAAGTTTGCTGTGGTTGGGCACCCTTTTTCGCCATTGACGAGAAAGGAGTATCTTTAGCATCAACTAAAGAGATGAGGTTTGCAATTTCCTCACGGCGACCAAGTTTATTTGATTGCGAGAGGGTTCTTTCGGTTAACATAGCCATATTATTTTATAGGTATTAGGGGTTATAGGAATTTTGATACTATTGACTTTAGGTCTTCTCGTGAACCAGTTTTCGCATATCTGGAATGAGCACCTCTTGCAGTAACATCACTTCTGCTAGTTTGAGTGCTCGAAACAATTGGCTTGACCGACATTGATGGGACAGATTTACCAGATGCAGTCTTCTTAATTGAAGAAGCGTTTCTTTGTAAATATCCTCTAATGTAATCACCTACGAATAATTCATAATCTGGGAATTTCCTAAAATCAGGAAAGTTCTTTAAAACTTGAGTGTATAATTTATATTCTTGTGAATCCTTATTCTTTAACCAAGGGTATGTTTCCATTGCGACTGGTTTCCATTGGTTTCGAGACTTGATGAAATCTAATTGCTTTGGAATATGTAATTCCATTGCTTTCATGCAGTTTAGTTTCATAGTTCTAACGGTATTAGCGTCATAGTATGTTTCGCCTAAACTGAATCCATCAGGACTTGCTTCACATTGATATCTTAATTCTCTTGCTTGTTCATACTCTTTTTTGAGTGCTTCTACAGTATCTAAATCTGAAAATGGGTTGTCAGGAGTTGGGGCAACTGATGTACCTCTGGTTTCAAGTTCTTCTACTTTAGATTTGAATGTTTCAAGTTCTGCTTGCAATGCTTCTGCTCGCTCTTCAGCGGACTTACGCAATGAAGTTAACTTGTCGATTCGTTTCTGAACGCCAGTTAAGTTTTCTTCGGGGCTTTCGCCGTCTGTTTCTTGAGAAAGAACATTTTCGCCATCCTCCGCCTTGGGGTCAGTTTCTGGATTTTCTTCAACTCCGTCGAGTTGTTCTACTTCTCCTTCTTCCGCCTTGTCTTCCGTTTGGGCTTCTTCATCGTTGATTTCTGAAGGTGATGAATTACCTTCGTCTTGCTCGTCGGAGAACAAGACATCTCGCAATTGGTTTGCAAGACTGCTTTCATTAAGAATTCCGAGGTTCTGTTCCGTGGGATTTAAAGACTCTCCACTATCGTCTGGGTTGTTGGTCATACTTCAGCGTTTAGAGTTCGCAGAAACTAAAATCAATCTAACTATGTCTTTAATTTTGTCAAGCAATTAGTGCTTGGCTCGATTGTAATGTACAGAAGTGATTGCAAGATTCTTATATGTGCTTCTCATTGGATTGCCATCTTTATGGTCAATATCTTTACCGGCAATCTTCTTTTTGCCATATTTCTTTTTCATCATCAATCGTGCATGGTTCCGTGAAGAACGGTGCTTAATTTGCTCAGGTTTGCCTTGGTATTCACGATATTCTTTTTTGTAGTCTCTTGGTGCGTCAGCCATAATTATTTTCTCCCAGATAGGTGTAATGCTTCAGAGCGAGTACTTTGAAGCAAGTCTTTAATATAAGCAATTCCATCTGCTCTACCGGCTTGATGTGAACGCTTACCCTCATCAATTGTTTGATTTATTGCAATATCAACCTCGTTTTTAAATGCTTCGTCAATAACAAATAACACTCCGTCCCATAGGTCAGATTGCTCAAATGTTAATGAATTTAGAAGTTTAACTTTATTGTCTTGTTCCATAAGTTATTGCTGTTGAGGCATTTGTGGTTGACTTTGCTGTGCTCCTTGTGGAAGCAACTGGTTTGCTACTGCTTGGTCTGGTTGTGGTTGTTCGCCTTGTTTAGCCATTTCAGCAAATTGGTCACCTACAGGAGAGACACCAGTTCTTCCAATTTCCCTGTTCTTTTCTTGTGAAATAGACATTTGTAGGTTCTTTTGGTAGTTATCAAGAAGTTTCTGGAATACACCATCTGACTTAACTTGTTCCTGTGCTTTTGGATTCTTTTGTAAGATTTCCTGTAATGCATTCATCTTAACACTAGCAGCAGGGTCCATTTGGGTATATTGTGCTTCAAGACCTAACATCATTAACGCAAGGTCATTTTGTACATCTTTATATTGCTTTTGACTTGCAGTTGCTTGGTCTGTAAGGATTTCAGCAGCAGTCTCAGGTGCAATAGCATTAACAAGTAATTTAATAAGTTTATTTCTGTCAATAAGACCACTTGAGTCCATAGGAAGTACGAACTGATTAATGGTCTTAAGTTTTTCTAAAACGAAATCTGTGTCGTGTTCACGAACATCAAACTTAATTGCAAAGTCATACATCTTATGAATTTCTTCTGGTGTTGCTTTGATTTCAATTTCAGTAATTCGTTGAATTTCTTCTGGTAAAAGATACTGCAAACAAAGACTAAAAATCTGACGGTACACTTGACTCCAAGCCATAAAGTAATTATTTACAATATGCTGTTGAGTCATTTGCGTATGTACTGGCAGTATTTTCTCATGGTATAAACCAAGCATAGATGCAACCTTCATTTCAACCCTATCCATTAGAGCAAACGCAGTTGCTGGGGTGCCTGTTGGACTGGGGAGGTATGCATAGTCATCTGGACCGTTAACAGGTAATAACTGTCCAGGTCCTATTCTTTGTTGTGCAGCAAGTCTTCGCTTATACATAATAGGAGGCATAACTTCTAATGCAGTTCTGTCTCTGGTTGCATCGTGTTGTGCTTTTAACTCCTCTTGGTCTGTATATAGTAATTCAGGAATACCACGAGACTCAACAATTGAGCGTCGTAATCTTTCTCTTCTGAATTCAATGAACGGATATTCTCCGTGTGCGTAATCTAAAATTTCGTGTTTGCCATAAACATCATTAGAAACCAATGGGCAAAACACCGTGTAATAGATTGAAGTGAATCCGCTTTTATCAATCTGTTTAGCGTAGGAGTAAACGATTTCGATTAAGTTATTTGCTTTCTCAACTGCGTTTGGAACAGTATTGATAAGCGGAATTAGTGTGCTGTCTTGTAGGTATCCTGCCTTGCCGGCTGTATGACATGCTTGTTCTATAAAGTCTTCATCCCATTGTTCTGTTGCACCGAGAGAGCGTAATTGAATCTCGGTCATAAATGTTCTTTTAAAAATTACTCGTGCATCTTGCAGGTCAACTGTTTCAGGTGGAAAAGCAATTTCGTCAAATGGTTTTAATGCTGCAACTACAGGTGCATTCTTATGAATGTATGGTTGTTCGTAATCTGCAGTACCCTTATCGTGTAAATCTTTACAAATTTTTCTTGCTTCTTCTTTTGAACATCCAAGTGAGTTCTGAATAATCATTACAACAAAGTCATTTTTGGGGTCTTTTTGTAATGCATCAAGTGCTTGAGTTAAAATTCCATTTCCTTGTGCTGCTGCATTTTGAATATCTTCAATGGTGATAGTGTCGTTTCGTTTAGCCATTTTTCTTTCCCAACCTACATGAACAGCAGACCAACCAAATTGTAATGTGTACTGAGCCCAAAGTTCTGCTTCACGCTCAAGGTCAGCACGGATTTTATTCTTAACAATCCACTCCATCAAAGTTTGCGAAGCCGCTGCTTGTTCAGCATCATCTACTTCAATTCCATTAACTTTAATATTTGCTTTTTGCCAAGATGTGATTAAAAGTGTTACAAGTTGATTAATAGTTGTATCAATTAAACGAGTTCTAACATCAGATGAACCTTCAAATGGAAACGGTTCAAATCCTAAATGTTCTTCGTGTTTTTTTCCGTCATCTGATTGACCTTCCCATCTGCACATACGCTGGTCATCAGAAGTAGTGAGTCGAGACATGTTACCACCATAGAATAAACTTCTATGTAGTTCGTCATATAAATATTGAATGTTTGGTTTATGGGACGAAAATGCAAGTTTATCTTGACCCTGACCCCAGATTTGTTCGGACATAGTTTTTACTTAGTTAGTTTTTTAAAATAGTCAATAAGAACCTCCGCCAATTGGTTTATAGGAATTTTCATCTTCATATGACGGGTTCATTACCGCAAGATACCTCAAAGCATCGATTGGGTCTTTGGCTGCACCTTTGTCTCCGTCTCCGCCAGTCCACTCACGCATTGAGTAAATTAGGTTTTGACATCTTTCAGAAATATACAGTTTGGGTTTGTTGACCATTGATATCGGTTGTGACTGATTATAATACAACCAGTCGTTTAAAATTGCAATACCTTGGTCAATCTTGATACCAGACGAAGGGGTAAAGGTCATTGGGTTCTTTCCAGAGTCTAGCAACTCAATCAAACTAGTGCCTCCTTCATTTGTAATAAGTTGGGAAGCACCAGCACGAGGGTCAATGTAACGCTCGGTCACGCTTTCTCCGTTTTCAAGTTCAAGGATTAACTCTTTGTATTCTTCGATGCCCCGCCCCGCACCAGACCTTTGAGCAGGTCCTTCACGACCATCAACTTTTGAATCAGGTAACGCCCACTCGCCGTAAGAGTCGTCTGGAAACTCCCTATAAACGACGATATCGCCTTCTTTCGTGACTTTTGCCCACAGCAGGAACCAGTTTCTGGCTCCAGCAGGGTCGCACGAAAAGAATATAGTACCTTCTTTCGGGACGCTGGTTTCTGGTATAATGTGCGTTTCGCTGAACATCGGGAATTGTGACCCGACGAGTGCTTGTGCCCATCCGTATGCTCTGATTTTTTTTTCATAGTCTGTTTTAGATTCAAGTTGTTTGACCATTTGGTCGAAAGGTGAATATACATTAAATTTTGAGTGAAACCAAATCACCCCGCCAGTTTTATTTCTGGCATTTGCTGTATATGGCATATGCCCCCTAGGGCACCCAGGCACATGGATTAAATGTTGTGGTAATATATCGGCTTTTTTAGTTTTTGTGATAGAACATCCACTAATATACTCTTTTACTACCTGCGAAAACCCATTGATTGGAGTAAATGTAACTAATAACTTACCTCTTCGTGTCAATATGCGATAACGCAAGGTTTGCACCCAGTCAAGTGGTACTAATTCGTCGCACCAAATGAAATCTGGCTCTCCGCCCTCAATAACTACCTTGTCTTGCGAGTAATTCATGAAAATACATTGACTTCCATTAGGCAAAACAAACGAATTGTTAGAAAACCCGTTCTTCAAAGAGTATTGTATGTTTGTTATTCTGCCTTTTTTTGTATTTTTAAGTTCTAATGGAATATATTTCCACAAAACATTTTGTTGCATCTGAATTGATGACATAGATGTTGTGTGAATGCACCACACAATTGCACCCGGCTTATTGACTAATGTAAAGATTGCTCGCTTGGCTGCATATTCTGTCTTACCAGCACGATTTCCACCAAGAATTAACAGTTCGTCTTTGTCTTTTAGGATTTCGTCTGCGTCTTTCCAATGAAATGGCTCATATCCGTGACGATATGGGTCTTCTTTTTCTGCTTTAATCTTGTCTTCACGCAGTTGAATCAGTTCAGTAACCTGTTCAACACCTTTTTCTTTAATTAAATTTCGTAATTGCTCTTCCGTTGGCTTTATTAACAACGGATGGTCGCTCATTTTTTGTAGTATGTCGTTCATTCGTCAAATTTAATTCCTTTTGCTTTATAGAACTTCCTTCTCATTTCATCTGTTATTTCTGGATGATTTGCTGCATTATCTGGATGAAATGCTGCCATTTGATTAATATAAGCGTCATAGTCTTCTTTAATATATGTTTTACCATCTTTTTCAATAAGTTCACTTGGTAATACAACATCTACACCGTTGCCAACATCCATAAACTCACCACCTTTTAAAACTCTTGAAATCATTCCAAGTTCTCCTGAAATACCAGCAAGACCAAGTAAGAATCCACCAGTATTCCATTTATTTAATCTTCCAGGACTTATTTCATCTGTTCTAAATTCATCTGGATGAAGACCTGCTCTTTTTACTTTTTCTCTCCATTGTCCAGACAAAGTTCTTATTCTTGGTTGCTCTGATTTAACTTCTCCTTCTGTTGGTATTAAACCAGTTCCATGATGAGGAGAATATCTTGACCCATGTTCAATCATTCTTGTAAAAGATTCGTCACTTGGAAAATCAACTCGACTTGGGTTTAAACCGTCTTGGTACAAAATCATTTTCATGTAATCAGGGTTTTCTTTAATTAAAGCCGCTAATTTATCATTTTGTCCTTTGTTAAATTGACTTAATCTATAAATCAATTGTTTCATAGAAAGATTTTCAAGTTCTGATGCAATTGCGTGACCTTCTGGATTACTTAAACGAAAATCTTGAATTGCTTTTTGTCTTTCAATAAAGTTTGCTGCTCTTTCTGCCTCCATCGAAGATTGGTCCAATATTCTTTTTTGGTAGTTATCAAAAAATTCTACACCGCCTCCACCCATTGTATCAATAATTGGGAGTTCACCACCAACATATCTTTGTTGTAAATTTATTCCATGTTCTTGTTGTAATCTTCTTACTCCTTGCCAATAATTTGGGTCTTGTTCTGGATGAACTCTTGTTAACTGTGGAAAATCGTGGTAATCAAAAAAACCTGGAAGTCTTTCAACCATACCTTTTGGAGACATAAATTCTCTATCTAGAGGTGTATATTTACCACCCATTCCTGGAATTTCTGGTTCACGAATTTTTTTTAATGTTTCGTCAGATGGGTCAATATCTAAAACTCCAAGTCTTTTATACCAACCTAATTGTTTTTTATCAATAAATCCTGCTGTTGTTGGGTCAACATGAATATCCATACCTCCTTTATTTGTTTGGTAATAATCAAGGTCAGTTCCAAGTTCTTTAAACATTTGTTGCAACTCTGGGTCTTGTGTTCCTTCGTATGTCCAATGTATTTTTGGTGGTTGTACAGATTCTCCAAATGGAAATAAAGGTGGTCCTTCAACTGTTCTTTTAAATGTTGCAGGATAAACACCTTTTGCATTAAAACTAGCAACTCCTCTTGTGTATTGATTTTCTCTTTGCTGTAACCAAGCCAAAGAATCCATTTCTGGGTCGTCAAATATTCCTCCCATAATTATAACCAAGTACTGGAGTCGTCTCCGTTAACATAATATTCGTCGCCCGTATCTTCATCATCATCGACAGGGTAGTCGACGGAAATAAATTTCTTGGGGACGAACATAATTACATTCCCATACCGGGTGGCATTCCGGGAGGTCCCATAGGAGCACCCTTATAATTTTGACCTGGGGCTTGTCCACTAGGATTTGCTTGGTCCATCATTTGCTGAAACATGGCTAACTTTTGCATAGCCGCATCTTTAGCAGGTTTTGTTGAACCTTTCTTGGACATTTTTTTGGATTTAAATTTCTTTTTCATTCGATTGTCTTTATACACATCTACTTGCCATTGTCAAGAATATGTTTTGCTCCTCTTGCTGACATCTTTGATGAAGATGTTAGCAACGCTTTCAATTTTGCAGGTGATTCGCCTTTTGAAAATGCAAAAAGAAACTTTTCTCCCTTAATTTTTGCAAAAACAGTACCTTCAACACCATAATGTTCCATCATAGCAGAGAAATGTTGACATGCACCCTCTACTTGGTCGGAAATATGGACATTTTTTATAGATTTTTTACGCATTTATCTTTCCTCGGTGGTCAGTTTTAAAAATTGACACCCATCCATCCTTTTTTAACACCACAGGTATCACAGAATTCTTGCGTAATGCAGAAGAATCCCTAACTTTGACAATTTGCAAGGAATTCCAGCCCTCAATATTGCAAGCCACAATCCTTTTATTGACAAATTTGTTGTGAACCATCGCAGTTAACTTTTTTTCGACAAATTCTTCTTGAACTTTTAAGTCCTTCATAGCCATAAGGCGGTCATACCCTTCCTTCGTCCACCAAACTGCCTTACGACCCGCTTTGGACTCCGTTAAAACCCAATCTACATTTTCTTTGAAGTCTTCAGATGCTCGCATTTTAATTAACCTACTCTTTGTGTAGATATCGTCACTAGCAATTAGGTCATTTTCTTTTATAAAACTCATAGTCGCACACCATAAACAACTCGCAGCCATAGTCAACTAATAATCCCCCGCCAGTTTTTAGCCACAACCCTTTATTATACCTATTACTATAACCTATTACTATATGTGCCAGTTTTCAGACACCCCCCCCGCCAGAAAATAGACACCCCCCCGGCAAAATATTGCCACCCACCATCCCTTTTTGTAAAAAAATTGTCTGTGTTGTAATGAAGCACGATTTTGCGGTTTTTTTTTCCTCTATATTCCCCCCCACCCCCCATTTTATTGTAAAAAAGATGTAAATCTTCACCTTACCCCTAAAATAGTTACCCTATTTTCCTATTAGGGCTTGTAAAAAGGCAAAGGGTGTGTATTATTATAGATGTTCGGTTAATCGTTCTTCGAAAGTCTAAAAAGCCCCATAAGCCCCCTAAACTAACTAAATGGGGGTTTCAAGGTTGCAAGCCCTGTCGGGTTTGCAGGCAATCAAAAGGCATTAAGTACGGACGCTTAAAGTTATGGCAAATGTTAATATTAACCTGCTTATGCAGGCGAGCGGTTTGCAGGCGGAACACCCGACTGCTGAAGGTAAAGCGAGCATTAAGGCAACTGCCGTACTGCTTAAAACTAGTAAGAACGGCGTAGCAGTTATTGAACTGACCGCTAAAAAGAACTGCGGAACTATCGGTTACTTGTTAATCAATGTAACTGATTTTAGAGAAAATAAAGACACCGCAGGTCTAGTGTTCTGGAAAGACAAGCGAGACAAAGCGACACTAGAAAAGATGGTCAATGCCCACGGAGCGACACTAGGTCTAGAATCGGTCAAACCGAAACCAGCCAAGTAAGCCCAATAGGAAAGCCCCCGAAAGGGGGTGAGTACTATCACTTTCCACCCACCCAATAAAATGAAAAGATACTACAAACCCACCCTATACTACAACACCCTCAAGTCTAAAAAGCGTATAAAACGCTTTCGCTTGATACAAACCCAAGCCCTAAAAGACCTGCGAAACTCAACCAGCCCGTTATGGCACATTGACCGCCTTAAGTTAAAATCTAAGATTGTCAAAGCCCAACGCTCTATTGACCTAGCGAAAATGCACGAAAAGCGAATCAAAGCATTTAAGAAATGGTTTAAAGCCAACCGATAACAACCGCCGGACTCCCCAGGACAACCTCCTGGGGGGGGTCGGTCGTGATAGTGACCATCTTGATGGTCACTATCATTCCTTCTATTCCTACATTCCTACTTTTACAAGGTTTGTAGTGTTTATAGGTTCCTCCTATTCCTATTTCACTACCAAACTTATCGCACTTATAGCCCTTCGTATTCGCCTTTTTCAAGTTTCCTTGTATTCCTTGTGTTTCATATTTAACAACCTTCCTTCAATATCTATTGGCATTTGTAATCCTACAATACTTGTGTTCCGGGAACCGGTAGGTTTGCAAGTTTCCTTAAAATTTTTAATTCCTACGGAATCTATAATGCTACAAAAAAACCCCCACTACTATTTCTAGTAATGGAGGTTTGCAAGTTTACTTGTATTTTAGTTTATCGAGTATCCTTGTAGGGGTTGTATTTCTTGCGAGCGTTCTTTTTGTAGTTTGCCATCATTTCTGCTTTATGAGTATCAAACGCTTTCTTGTCTAAGTCGGATTGGGAGGTTCCTACTAATGGGAGGGTCGTTTGAGTTGGAGTACTGGGAGTACTGGGAGTAATGGGAGTAGCACTTCCACCAATCCGTTCACGAGAATAGTAGTCATAGTCGTAATCGTCCCATGCTCGTGATTGGTACTTTTCTGTATATCCTTTTGCTCCTGCTGAACCTAGCGAAGTATACATACTTGCAGTACTAATATACGGAGATGTTGAAGAAAACTCCTCAAAGTAGTTTGAGTCGATTTCTCCTGATGCTTTGAAAGTATGTTTTACAAACTTCTCAAGCATAACAGGTTCTGTATAAGTCTCGTTCTTCAAGTTATAGAAGGACGCTATAAGTACTGCCAGTTGGATACAATGGGAGGAATCGGTGCAAATGATAAATGTCTCCAGTTGCTTCATATAGGAGATATACAAGGGGGCTTTATTATCTCGTAAGACAAACAAATCTCCCGATGGATTCAATCCTACAATCGCCGCATAACCACTAATATGTTCTTTAAAAGAATGCTCCCCTTTCAAGTACATAAAGCAATTTAGTAAATGCTCGGAATCACAGGTTGTACGCAATGGGAGTTTATCGCCTTTCCAAGCAACAATACCATTGTGAGCAATATGCCATTCCTTGTCATCTATATTTCCTGAGAATGGGTGAGTATTAGAAATCACCTTATCACAAGTTGCAGTACGACCATGAGCAATGAAGTTTCCTTTTAAAACTCCTTTACTAGGATATACACCTTTGGAGTCAAAGTCGACTCCTTGCTTTTCTAGTGTTAGTAGATTTGCAGGTAAAGAGTCAATACTGCGTTTCATAGTACCCATACCTTTGCAGGAACTGGGGTTAATGAAGCGTTCTGTATAAACTCCCGTTTGATGTTTAAGAGAATAACCGAATCCGTCCTTTTGGGAGAGTCCGAGTAATTCTGCCGATTTGGAGACAAGTGCCGATGCTTGTTTCGTAGATTTAAGAGTAAGACCACTAATTGCGATTAACTTGCACATAGTATTTTGTAGTTTTAGAAGTTTTCCGGGATTAGGAGGATCGAAATAACCCTCCTAATCCTAGGAATTATTCTAAACTCCCTTCTACTGCTTGTATCGCTTCCTTGTATTTATCCAAATTGTTGATATCTGGTAAACCTTCTTTAAGGTAGGATTGGTGGAACTTAAGCATACGCTTAAATATATAAACCTTGATTTCGGGCGAACAATCGGATTGCATAAAATCATCGAATGTCGCAATACTTGCACCAGGAGATACGCAGTATTCCAAGAATCCTACCCATAACTTCAATTTGTAGAAATTCAAGGTTGCCATGCCTACTCGTACTTCTATCGTTCCGAAGCGACGGAAGGGTAACAAGTTTACTGCCGTATACTTGTTATTCAAGTGTTCTCGGAATACTCCACAATACTGATTGTAGGAACGCTTGTGATGCAAGGAACGATGTGCCCAATCTTTTAGTGCTTGTCGGAGTTTATTAGCAACACGAGAAACCTGCTGACTGGAGCGTCCTCGCATATCTAGGTGTACATGGTTTCCACAAGAACTATTAACACGAGCACCAGCACCATTCATAGTATCGAGAACTTCCTTGAGATTCTTCCAATCCTCAGGAGACTTCCCATTCATGAAATAGGTCATTTCTTGGAATCGTGGTAATGCGTCATCACTTGCAATCGTGTTAATGGAGGAATCTCCCTTAAAGTGTAAAAAACGCTTTTTAGGATAATCACCAGAACTCCATTTCATCATATCGGAGTTATTCTCGGAAAGGAACTCTAATTCTATTCCTAAACAACTTCCACTAGGACGAAACTTATTTGCTACCAATAATTCCATTGGGCGTAAATTACCATACCAGTTAAGAGGAGAAAGACCAGAAGTCGCCACATTATCTAAAGCATCTGATACTTTATCTTTAAGGTTCTTACAATTAGGAGTATTGCGAGAACGCTCAAGTTTCTTCACATCACGCTGATGGCTAATATGCGTTAATGCTCGTACTACTACAGATACATAATCTTGGTGAATATCTATAAAACGATAGATTAAACCAGAATCAGAATACTTGTAAGTCTTGAAGAACTTGTTATCCACCAATTCCTCAATTACTCCCGAAACGCAATCTGGTGTAGTTACTTGTAAACAATCTCGCGAAAGTTTACTTGCGAAATCGTTAGAGTCGTGAATCATATTTGCTTGCGTTTCTCGTGTCATACCAATGTATGAAAGGAGAGACATCTGCCGATTGTCGTCTCGCAAGGTTATGGAGGAATTGGAGCAATAGTCTAATGCTTTTACTCGCACTAAAAACTCTGAAAGCGATAATGCTCCCATTGCTCGTGTTGGGTGGAAGTATCGTGTTCCTTCTAAAGCCATCTTTAGGAGGGGAACATTATTTCGAGAACTAGGAGGCATGGTGTTAAACCACGCAACCTTAGTTTCGAGAGTTTTGTTAGTAAATCCAAAGTAGTGGACTGCTTTCTTTACGAATAATGCTTGCTGTATAGCAATGCGAGTATTCGCTGAAAGTATCAACTTCTTAGATACTTCTGAGGTTAATAATGCAAGAATATGAGGGTTCATATGATTGTTAGGTTTGTATGTTTTGTTAGTTTTTTAGGTACTTGTTTACGCTTCCATTCCATAGATTACAAGTTTCCTCCCGACACAAGATTACTTGTGAGAGGTAGGAGACTCGTAGTTTTAGTAGTAGAAGTTTCAACACTCCCTATCCTAGCGACCCTCCCGAAAGTGGCGATACAATTCTTTTTTATTTTTACAAGTAAACTTCTAAAACTCCTACACTTCCGGGACTACTAATACAAGTCCAGGCAGCGTTATAAGTTATAGTAGAATACTTTGATTGTTAGGATTGTAGGATTACAAGTCCGGTGATAGTTCTACAAATCCTATAAATCTAATAAAACCGGGATCGAAGTATCTATAGAAAACTACTGATACAGAAATACTTGTAATCCTAAAATACTTGAACCGGTGGAATCCTTGAAATCGAGAAATCGATTTATTTGGAAAACGATTTATCTAAACACAAAACTTTTTCCGACCCGTGGATATATATCCACTATCATACATTTCACTATCATACATTTCATTTTGGTTGGTTTAATTTAGTTTTGAGTTCAATGTTTTCCTTGCGGAGATTTTCATTGGTTGTGATTAGCAACTCTAACCAATTTTCATATTCCACAAACATCATTTTTAATTTTGTTCGTGCAATACCTTTTTGGTAATCTGTAACTTCGTATGGTTCGCTCATTTGCTATTTTTTACGAATGGTGCAATTACTGAATCAATATTTTGATATTGGAATGGTCGTTCCTCTGCAACAATAACGGTGTCGTAATTGTCGTTATCGTCGTCGTAAAACTTGCAATCATATACCTTGTTGGCAAATGATTTAGCATTATTAAGAATCTCTGGCATATTGATTTCGTAGTAAAGGTCTGAGCAACCCTTATCTCCAAACATATAGATTGGGTGACAAGACAATGCAGACATACTGCATTTAGTTGGGTCAGACTTGTCTTTAGCAAGTTTGTATATTGTTATGTAGTTAATTTTCATTTTTTGTTTTGGTTTTTGTGGTAGTAGTGAAAGATTTGTTTTCCGTTAACATATGTTGATTCATATGAATCCCATAAGTCCATTTCATTGATTGCTTCAATGTCAAATACGAGTTCTCCATATACAAGTGACACATTTTGTATCCATTGTAAAGGAGCATTACAACGAGTTTTAAATGAGAATACAACCTTGTCTACTGATTCTTCGTCAATTTGTGGTGAGACTACATCGTATGGTACACCCCATTCTTTATAGGTGAATTCAAACATATTTCGGAATCCACACAGGGTATAGTTGTCTTTGTATGTTTCTTCATCACAAGATGTGAATGTATCAATTAAGCAGTTTGGTATTTCGTAAATAGAATTAAGCGTCAATGGCGAGCCATCGTCTAAATCCTTAACTTCTTCGATAAACGAATACAACGAGTGTTGTGTTTGCTTACATTTGATATTACCAGCACTTACAGTCAAAGTGCAGTATGCCCAGTCATTTGTTGGTGTGCTCATTGTATTAGTACCAAGGCGAGTTGTTGTATGCTTTCCAATCGTATGCGTCATATGACTTATTTTCTAAGTCAGCCATAACAGATGTGCGAGCAAGAAAAGCAAGTGCATCTTTTTGTTGTTTCTCTGTTGGTACTTCACCGCCAAAATATTTGTCGATGAGTTCCTTGTGTTTTTCTAATAAAGATTCGGTTAACGAATCCTCTGGTAGTTCTTCTGGTTTCATTGTTGTTTTATTTGTTGTGTCAGATTTATACGATGGCTAACTGAGTGTTACTTTCGTCCCTTTGCTCATTGCATCAAGAACCATCGTGTTCAATCTAGTGGAGTTCTAAGTTCCACTATTGGTGACAAGGTGTAATATACTATGTTTTATTTAGTATGCAAGTATAATTTAGATATTTCGTAAAATATGTTGAAGTACTTGTTGGCGAACAGTCATTTCGTGATTATCAAACGACATAGCAAATGTATGTACGATTGAGTCAACTAATGCAGGATTCTTTAATCGAAGTTCTGCAATCTTTACGAAACACTTGCGTTGCAATTCATATGCAATAACAACTTTTGAACGAGTTGTTAGTTTTTCTAAGTTGTGGGTTTGACGAAGATTTGGTTCTTGTGCAAGTCGGATGTAAACTCCTAATACTTGGAATTTAGATTGAGATGCATTTGCAAAATCTGTGTCGTCAATAAACAAACTAGCAAATCGAGCAGACTCTCGGCTGGTTAACGATTTTACAGTAGCGTATTTGTATGCGGTTAGATTTTTAATCTCGTCCGTGATTTTTTTATGTTTTGTTGGGTTCATTTTTTCTTTTTGTTTTTGTTGTTTTTGTTGGGCTTTTTGATTGATTTTGTAACTTTAACAGATTCTTCGTTAATGTCAATGCCTTTTTGTAAAAGAATTTTTGTGATACGAATCTTTTCTCCGTTTTCGATTTCTTCTGTTAAGATATTACTTTTTCGTAACATATCGCAACCTTGCTCATATAGTTCGGTGAATTGTACATAATCCTTTGCTAAGGAAAATACGGTTAACAATCCGTATTGTGGTAATCCGCAGTCGTATTCACCTTGATGAATAAGTTGCATCAATCGCCAAGCGTCTGTGCGGGAGATTAGACCATCTGAAAACAAGTTTAGTAACTTGATTGGGTCATCTTCGGTTAATATGTCGGTGTTGAGTACATAAGAGTACTCGTCATTGTTGTTGTTGTTGTTCATTGTGGGAAAAGTTAAGTATCTAGTGTTATATCTGTATTCTTTTTTTCGTCAAGTATAAATTGTTTATTTAATTCGTCTTGGGTAATTGTTAGTCGTGTTGAAACTGTTATTGTTGGTGTATCTTGTAAATCACGCACCTTGTCAATAGCGATTGCTAAAGCCATTGGAAGTTGTCCAAGCGGAACATTATCTATTTCGTTGCTGAGTCGTTCTGCACCTTTCTTAACAAAGTTAGCAAGAAGTCCAGATACCTCTTTTTTCCAAGAGCCAAGTTCTAGTTTGCCTTCTTCTTCCATTGATTGCCTTACTGCAACAACCGTTTCTTTCCTTACTTTACAAAGTTTAGCGGTTTCCTGACAATTTTTGCCGTCTAACATTAGATTTTCTATAATTTCCCTTTTCATAGCAGGAAGTTTTTTTGCTGGGTTATTTAGACTTTCATTATTTGCTTGATATTCCATAAATTTAGTATTTGTTAACAATATGAATTCCATTTTACTAAATGTCAATATTATTCCGACTCGTACTACACATCAATCCGCCCTGCGTATCTTGAAGGGTAAGGGGGGTAAGATGTTTGTTGGCAAGTACCAGAAGTCAGAGTTTAGGGCTTGGTTAGAGGAATTCAAGTTAAAGATTAAAAAAAGCGTTCCTACCGAACCATTAGCCGGTCCAATTGAGGCAGAAATAGAGTTTTACTTCCCTTACAATAAATCAGCATCTGATAAATTAAAGGAAACTGAATCTTGGAAGGTTACACGACCAGACCTTGATAATATGGAAAAGTCAATTTTTGATTGTTTAACAGATATGGGGTTCATTGAAGATGATTCTCTTATATGCCGAAAAATAAGCATAAAAAGGTATTCTCCAAAACCGCGAATCTTTATTAAATTAACTAAAATTACTTGACAAGGTTATATGTAGTGTAAATATGGGTACATGTACCCAACAAATACGATACTCAATAACATTAGCGATGAAGAATACTTGAAGATTGATGCTATAAACTATTCATCATTAAAGAAGTTTATGGTGAGCCCAAAGCATTACAAGTATTCACAAGAAGATAAAGCACTAGATACTAAAGAAGCATTTAATGTTGGTCGTGCTATTCACCACCTTGCTTTAAAGCCAGACACTTTCAATGATAACTGGATTGTTTCTCCTGTATGCGATAAGCGTACTAAAGACGGCAAACAAGCATACCAAGATTTTTTAGATTCATCTAATGGTAAGAGTGTTCTTGCACCAGATGAATTTGAAGTGGTTTCTAATTGTGGTAAAGCGTTACTCAATAACCATTACTTTCGTTATTTCCTTGGAAATGGAATAGTGCATAAAGAATGCGTAATCATTACTGAATATGCTGGTGTTAAAATTAAAGGACGACTTGATGCATTTAATGAAACACTAAATATTGTTATGGATATTAAATCATTTAATAAACCACCTGAACAAATGGAAGTTGTACGAGAAATTTTTAATCGTAAGTATAATTATCAAGCATTTCTTTATCGTATTCTTGCAAAATCTATTACTAATGAATTGCCTAAGTTTCAATGGGCTTTCATTGAGAAGCAATCTCCCAATGCAGTTGCTTGGTATGAGTATTCTGACCGATTGGTTTCAGAGGATTCAGTAGAAAATATTGAGGAATCGTTATGCCGATTCTTTAACGCAAAAGAAAATGACGAATGGGCTGGACTTCCAAGTGAGAATATTCCTATTATATTGTGATGAGCAACAATCAATTCTCTGGTGTATTTATTCCTCGTGAAGTTTTATTAGACGAAGATATTTCTGCGTCTGGTAAAATCATATTCGCAATCATTCAGTCGTTGGATAACGACAAGGGGTGCTTTGCGTCTAATGATTACATCGGTAAGAGTTTGAATCTTTCTGAGTCTGCGGTTCGTCATTCGATTGCTGACCTTGAGCGTAAAAAGTATTTAATTCGTTCCATAGATGAAAATGGTAATCGTACTATTCGTACCTGTACGACTGCTTCTCTTTCTGGAGATGACCGCCAGAAATCAGACACCACCCTGTCTGAAAACAAGCGTACCCCCCGCCAGAAAACAGCCACATATAGTAATAAGGATAATAATAGTAATAAGATACAGGGAATGTTATTACCACCAATTCCTTTTGATGATGAATTTGCAAACCTATGGGTCAACTGGTGTGAATATCGAAAAGAACGAAAAAAGCCGTTGACAAACCAAACGGTTAAATTACAACTAGAATTTCTAACAACACTAAACAAAAATGACGCAACCAACTCAATTCTCAACTCTATTAAACACGGCTGGCTTGGACTCTTTGCTCCGACAAGCAAAGGAAGTTCCTATTCAAGCAAAGCCCCACTTACCGAAGATGACCACGGCACTTTTTAAATGTGATTGTGGTGGTCTGCGTTATCCAATGACTGATGGAAAGAAAATCATCTGGAATGACCTTTACTGCCCATCTTGTGAAAGCAAGTATAACGATGGTCGCTTCCGTGACCTAAAGTGGGCTATAGGGGCTATTGGAGTACCCTTAGAGTACCAAGGAACAGTCATTGACAAGATTCCTTGTGCCAAGATGCGTGATGTTGCTTCCAACTGGAGTAACTGGGGAACACGCTCATTGCTATTACACGGAACTACTCGTGTTGGCAAGACTCGTGCCGCTTGGGAGGTTTACAAGCGTTGGTGGACAACACATTACAAGAAGCAAACATATGCTACAATGCGAATCTTCGAGAAGAACATTGAGGAGGGCTTTGAGAAGTTTGACCACAACAAGCGTGTGCAGTCATTGATAAATGTTCCATTTTTGTTCATTGACGATTTAGGCAAAGAAAAGACAACTCAACGAGTAGCGTGTGACTTGTTTGCCGTGATAGACGAGCGTACTATTAACCATCGTCCCACAATTATTACAACTAACCACAATTCATCGAATTTGCTTGACCGCTTTGAAGATAAGGAATTAGGTCAAGCACTCATTGGTCGCTTTGCCGACTACTTTGATAAAGTTGGAGCAACCTCAAAATAATTTAAAATAACACTTGACTATGAAATATAAACCAGAACAATACACATCCTCAACCAATATTATGAACAACGAAAATCAAATCACCGACCCATATTATAAAAATCGTGCAGTACTGCACACAGCATTAGTTAAGGCGATTGCCGAGACTCAAGATGTTGTTGCAGACAGCACTAATCCATTCCACAAAAATAAGTATGCGTCATTAAACGCACACCTGTCTGTGGTAAAACCAATCTTTGCTAAACACGGATTGGCAGTAGTTCAGTTTCCATCAAGCGATGAAAAATCGATTGGTGTAACTACAACAATTATTCACGAATGCGGTTCGCAACTTATGGATTCAATTCACATTCCTGTTTCTGACTCAATTACTGGTCAACAAGCAGGAGCAATTATTTCTTACTTGCGTCGTTACGCATTAGCATCTGTTGCTGGTATTGCAACTGAAGATGATGATGCCGAAACAGACCGCATTCAGCGAGCACCTTCTGGCAGTTCAAAACCTCAGTCCATCGCAAATCATGTAGTGCGAGTTAGCAATGAATCCTCAACAGGTACATTGGGAACTGTTAATTTTGAACTGCCAGTACCATTTGGAGACGCAAAGGGAACTAAGTTAAATGAGTTGCCTCTTAAAAATACAGACCGAAGTCTTAAGTGTGCTGATTTAAGTTATTGGGCTAAAGTATGGACTCCTAAACCATTCGGAACTTCCACTAAGATTAGTCAGCGTGACTTAGACTTTAAGGCATCTGCACAAGCATTATATGCTATGAAAAATGCAGAGTCTAATGGAGATACTACTCCTAAGTTTGAACCAGCACAAGAGGAAACTCAGGACGAAATACCCTTCTAATCCAAGTTACCCCAGTCTTGTAGTTCAACGGATAGAACATCCGCCTTCTAAGCGGAGAATCTAGGTTCGATTCCTAGCAGGACTATATCTTTCCAACACAAATGAAATGTAACCACATCGAAAAGTTCAACCCTCGTGAAAACGACGGGTGGAAACTAATCGTAACATATAAAAGCGGTGAAGAAGCAAACTTCGTAGGTTATACCTGCGATTTTTGCCCAAAGTGCGGTGAACGCATACACCCAGATATGTCAAAGATGTTAAAGAACTTTGATTCACCAGAAATTGAGGCATACGAAAATGGTTAAGATTCCTAATAGTTCTTATAAATCAGCAGCCCTATGTCTTGGAATGTCAGTTGAAGAACTTGACAAACTTATGCAAATCCAAAAAGATTACAAAATGATGGAACACGACCAACAAATTCGCCGAAGTATATATGAATCTAATCTTGCTGATTTAGAAGCATTACTTGAAGCAGGAGAAAAAATGTATCAATTACTTAAAACCATTGATAATGTTAAGACACAAGAAGCGTGTGAACATTGGAGGAACTGCCGACTATGAAAGAACCCATCAAAGAAAAAGACTTAATCAAATCACTTGCTCAAACTTGTAAATCTTTTGCATTTATTTTGCCAGAGCCAACACAAGACATAAATATGTGTAAGACAAATACTGAGTTATATCGCATTCAACATAAACTTGCCAAACAAGTTTGGGCTGATACACTTAAACAACTTAACAAATACGAAAAACAATGAAGAAAATTAACAAATGGAAAAAGTTTATGGCTATTGGTTGCTCACACGGCAATCACGCAGACCCAGAAGCATTACAAAAAGTATTAGACTTTAAAAAAGAGTTTAAACCAGACCAAGTTATTCACTTAGGGGACTTTACGGATATGTCTGCATTTATGGGTAGTGCCAATGGAAATGGTGAGCCAGTAGCACCAGACCTTGACGGAGGAATAGAGTTTTTAAAGCGATTAGAGCCAACTGTAGTTCTTTGTGGTAATCATGAAGCACGATTATGGAGGGACCGGTTAAGTAATAATGCACTCCGAGTACAAGCCGCAGAATCTGTGATAGACGAGATTGAAAAATGCTGTTTTGAGTTAGGAGCAAAACTTGTTCCATATGACGGAGTATGGCAGGTTCACAAAATTGCAAACTTTACATTTACACACGGAACAATTTACAACGAAAACTCATGTCGAGATATGGCTGAGACTTACGGAAATGTAATCTTTGCCCATACCCATAAGGTAAGCCAGCAATATGGTCGTCGTATTGATAACCCTATTGGAATTAGTGTAGGAACATTAACACGCAAGGGTGCTATGGAATATGCAAACACTCGTCGTTCTACTCTTGCTTGGTCACAGGGGTTAGTATATGGTGAATACACAGATACAGAACTTAAACCAACAATCAAATTCTTATGAAATCACAAGCACAACAATTACTAGAAAAACTTCATAATCTCTCTATAAACAAAGAAGATGAAGTAGAAGCAGGTTATCACGATGTACCATTTTATGCAAAAGAATGGAATATGAGTGTACGACAAGCCCGCTATAAACTTACAAGTGCAGTAAAATTTGGAATAGCAACCAAAAAAGAGTTCCATCTTAATTGCAACGGATATATGAAATTTATTAACCACTACGCTTTAACAAATGAAAATAAATAAGTATTTTGATATATTCATGACAATCAACTTTGTATTATCTATTGTATGTTTAATTACGATAGTAATTGCATCTATTTGTTTATTGATTTATTCTTTTTTTATAATGTAATGATTCATGAATTCCGCAATCCGATGCCTGTTAATACTCCTCTTGGTGGTGGTATGCTTATATATGTCCGTGATGGCGGTGCTTTCTCTAATGACACTTTCGCAATCGTACTTATTAGCAATGGTCAACTTCGTCATTTCGACAGCACACAATTTACTTTTCTAGAAAACCCTACACACGAAATTAAAAATGACAAAAGTAAATGTAATAAATGACTGGAATGGTGCTGCGAAACTAATACAAGAATTAAGGTACAAGATTTGTCATCTTGAACGGGAAAATCAGGCACTAAAGTATGAGTACTGCATAACGAAAGAGCGTTATGGCAAAACTAAAGGCATAGTTTATGAGTGCTGGAAGCAGGGTATGACATGCCCAGAAATAGTAAAAATGCATAAGATTGGTCGAGGGTCTGTTAGGAGTGCCTGTACATCACTTGGTATTAAACTTAAAACTACCTACGAAAAATTAGAAGAAAAGCGTCTTAGCCACCTGCGTTAAAAGCGGTGGTTAGACTAGCCAAGACTACCCCAACTGGAAACGACAATGAGCACAACGAACCATAAACGCATAATACTTGGTTATGCTTAATTTATATTATACCTTGTTTTTGTCCAGTAAATAGTCCCGTGTCTTAACATAGACCACATATAATATATCTAAAAGTAGTAAAACAAGAAAGGTTCCAATCACCCATTTAAACCAAGAACTATTGGTAATTAGGTTGATTTGACTGATTCCTATTCCTATTCCAATAGTTGATATTGAGGTCAACTTAGAAATTCCCAAAGTGCTACCAATTAAAAAAGAAATTACCCCAACACCGACAACCGCAGCGGACACCCATTCCCAAAATACCATATCACTTGCAATAATTTGTTGTTCAATATTTTCTACTGAACATGAATCATATTCATCAAAACCAGGGACTTCAGGCGTAACAGAAACACAGGAACACAATAAACCAATTGTAATAATAGAAAGTAAGTATCTCATTTTTTTGCTTTAGCCGCTGCGTCTGCTTTTGCCTTTGCTTTTATTTCTTCAAGTTTTTTTCTTGCTTCTTCTGCTTCTTTTTTTGATTGAAAAGTAGCCATACTTCTCCATACTTTTGCATATCTTTCCCTGTCTGGTCTGTTAATATTAGTTGAACCAAAGTGGTACATTAAACCAATTTCTTCATTTGTTGCTTTTCTTCCAAGTTTTTTTTCTAATTCTGGAAGTTTATAATCTATAAATTGACCACCAATTTCTCTTGCCTTATTCATATCTTTTGAATCATCATGAACAAATAATGGTCTTTCTGGATGATGTAATTTATTAAGTCTATTTACTTCTTCTACAAAATCCAATGTTTGTTGAATATCACCTTTTGATGGATTGTCCTTTGTGCCATAGTCTGGTGCTTTCATTCTTTCTTCTGGAGTTAAATCTTTTTCTCTACCATATTCTGCTCTTTGAGTTACTTTCCAAATATGGTCCCATTTAGTAGGTTTTACTTCATATGCTGGTGGTTTTGGTGGTGTAGCAGTAGGGGCTGCTGGTGCTAATGTGTTTGTTTTAGTTTGAACTGGTTTAGCATTTTGAGCATCAATAGTTGCCTTATTAGATGGCTCACCCCATCCAAATGGGTCATACCATTCATATTCAGGTTCTATTTGTTTTTCTGCTGGTTTATTTTCTGCCATTGGATTGTCCTCCAGCAAATAGGTCATTCCAGCCAGACAGAGCGTCAGCCCAGCCAGTATTAGGGTCGTTTTGTGGTTCATTGTTCATATGTTGGAGAGTTTTTTTATAAGTTTAGTTCTTAATATTTCAAATAATTCTGGGGCAATAGCACCAGACATTGAACACATAACACTCTTGTATATGGGGTCAACTTCAAGCCCATATAACGCAAAGTAACATATAATCCCCGTAATTCCACCTGCTATAATCTTTCTTATCCAAATCCAAGTATCGTATTTGGCATCTGTCAAAATTAGACGGGCTAGCATACCTGCTCCACCAAGAATAGCCATAATCCAACCACCCTTTTTGAATTGTTGCAATAGTTCGTCTAAATTGTTATCAGGAATCATCGTCTTTGTGGCACTACTCTTGATGGAGTTGCTGGGTATTTTGGTCTATTTTGTGGAGGATTTACTTCCGCTATGATTTCTTTAGTTACTTTTTCATTCTTCTTTTCTTCTTCGGCAGCCAATGTTTGTGCTTCTTGCATTGTTCTTGCTTGACCTACAATAACACCGCTTGGAGTAAATACATAAAATATTGCATGACTTTGGTTAAATCCAATTGGAGGTGTTTTTGCATTTGGTTTTTGAAATTGGATATTATTTGTTTTTATCTTAAATCCCCATAAACTTTGTTTCTTTGGGAACATTGCTTGAACAATAGTATGACCAGTACCAGCAACCCAAGCACCAACTATTGAATTTTGATGCATGCCCATTTGGTCAAGTTTATTAGCAACCATTTGTTCAATAATTGGATTAGCATTTTCTCCAGAAACAAGAATTTTAGGAATTTTACTTGCCTGTTCATTGTAATGTGACTGCAAATTTTGCAATGTTTTAGCCCATTCAACTAACCTTGAAAGTTCTTCGTGTGCATAACCTATATCTTGTTGTTGAGTTTGTCTTTGTTGTTCAACTTCTTTTGCTCTATCTCTAGTGGCAACATCAAATGCCGTTGATGTTTCAATATCCAAATCACCTTTTACAATAGGATTTTCTGGTTTACTTGTTACAGTAACCAATGGGTCGTTCTTGCCTCGTTTTAATGCATTAGTTTCTGGTTTATGTGCAGGAATAACGGTTCCATCAGCAACAAGAAGTGACGCTCTAGTTCTTGCCTCATCTGCCTTAATATCTGCAAATGCATTTTTTGACATTTGTTCAAGGTCCCAATTGTGTTTTCCAACAAACTCCTGAATCCATTTAATTGTTACTCCAGTTGATGTTGCTTGACCGGTTTTGTCTTTTGTAATTGCACTAAAGTCATTTTCAATAGCGTCAACACCAAGTTCCTGTTTCATTTTTTCAAGTATTTTTAGTGCATTAGCATGTCCAGTAGATTGAATTAACTTTCGCTTAAAGTCATAGTAAACAGGATTACTTCTTGCAAACATAATTCCTTTTGCTTCTTTTCTTCCATCTGGACGAATAATAGGTGTCCACTCAGAAAGATTATGACCATTTACCCATTCTTGATTTAGTCCTTCTATTCTACTTTCTTCAATTTTAAAATTAACAAAATTTCCTGTTTCAGCCATAATAATAGCGGCTTTTACATTACTAATGTCTGGTTGATTTGTTATATCAAATCCTAAATGAATATCGCTAACAAGTGGAATACCGCTTACATTATCTATTAATGTATATTTTGTACTTTGTGTTCCGTTTTGAACTGATGTTAAAATGTATTTTCCATCAGAACTTGCAAATGTGTTTCTTGCTGGACCATTTTGTGTAATACCAACAGGAACAAATCCATGTTCATGCAATGATTTTTCAATTGGATTATTAAAATCTGGTCTTTGTACTTTATTTGCTGCATATGTTTCTGCATGTTTAATTGCTTCATCAAAACTAGTAATACCTCCATTAGAAAGACCACTTCCATCAAAAATAAGTTTATTATTACTATCGTAAATCATAAAACTAACATCTTTGCCTTTGTTTTTTGAAAGTTGAACAATGTTCATACCGGTCATTTCGTGTGTTACTACACCTTGAATTATTGTATTTTTGCCACTAACAATTGGAATATTTTTTAATACACCTTGACCCGCTTCTGTGTGCATTTCTACTGGTTTCCAAGTGTTTGCAGAAAAATTAACACTTGCATATCCATTACTATACTGAGTCCAAGGTACGCTTTTTCCACTAGGAACAATTTCACCTTGAAATCTATCTAATCTAATCATAGTCCAAATATTGTTTTGGCTTCCCATTGCCCTTTCTCCAATTGGATTTGCTCTGTCTTGTAATGCACCAAAAGCCCTATCTCCCGCTTTAGGTACAGGAGGATTCTTTCTCAATTCTTCAAGTCTGTTTAATCCTTCTTCCGTAAGAGTTCCCTTTACTTCTTGGTCTGCAAGGTCTAGCATTTCAAAGTAATTTTTTCCGGGAACACCAATAACTCTATTTACAATATCAGCCATATGTTTTGCAACAGTAGGATTTCCACCTGCTTCTGGTAATAAAACCTCCCATGAGCGTTCTGGAACAAAGTGATTTGGGTTTGACTTTACTGGACTTCCGCCCTTTGCATAATTAGTTAATACCAAATCCATGCATCTTGAAAAGTTTTCTGGAGTACCAAAAAACCTTCTAACTTCACCTTTTTTAAAGAAAGGACTGCCATTTTTATCAACAAGTAATCCCTTGTATGCATCATCAATTCTTTGTATTCTTTGTTGTTCATCTATAACATAAGCATATGATACTTTAACTGGTGATTTTAATGTATTTCCATGTACATCCGTAAATGTGTCTCTTACAAATATTTGAACGGGTGTAAATACTCTTAATCTTGCACCATTTGCTTTTGATTTTTCTGTTGAATCAATAAATAATTGCTCTGTATTTCCAGCATATTCACCAACAAATGTTCTTGTTAAACCAGGACTTGTTGCTTCTGGGTCAAATGGATTGCTATCTGCAATAGCAGTCATAAATGTAACTAAATTATTCATTTCAGTCATTGCATTTTGATTAAGATTACCTTGCATATCTGTTATGTAACTAACAAGTCTGTTTAATTGTCTTTTATCTGCTACACCAACAAGCATTCTTTTATTTGCACCTTTTACATCATCTGTTAAATTAAAACCAAAAAATAAATCACTTGGTGTGACTCCATCTCCCCTGCCAGTTCCACCATCAATTATTCTATTAAACAATGTTGCTGTTTGTACATTGTCTTTATAAATTAACTCTGGTATTGGACCAACAAGATTTCCATTAAATTTTCCATCAGGACCTTTTTCCAGCCAATGAGTATTTCCAGTAGCCATTGCCCAACTAATTCTTTGTGTTTTTGCAGCGTCAGAATTATCTCCTATGTTTGAAAATATAGTAAATGAACTTGCAATAGCGTTCATGTCTTTTTTGAAATTTACATTTCTTGTAATATTTATCATTGAATCAACAATATGTTGAAACCTTGGGTCTATTTCAATCATTTGTCCGCTTTGATAATCATATAATTTTCCAGTTTCCCAAAACCTTGCAGGGTCTGCAGACTGATTTCCTCTTGGCATCATTCCCATGTCCTTTAATGCCTGAACTCTATTTGCCTTAAACATTAAATCATAAAGACCACCAACACCAAATACTGTTAATAACTTTGTAGCACCAGCAATTGTTTCTGCATAAGTTGCTTGTTGTGCTGGTGTCATTCTTGACAATTCAGCCATATTTGCTGCTCTTTCCTGTCCTGTAAAGTGACGAACTAATTCATTTAAAGTTAATGAACCAGTTGTTAGTTTTCTAAATATTTCTCCCGGACCCTTGCCAACAATAATAGGACTTTGTTCAATGCTTCCTTTGTATGAACTTCCAAATTGGTCACTTCTTCCCATATGTGGGTCAAGTGTTGACATTCTTCCTTTGTACATAGCAGCAAAAATTTCCATAATTGCTGGCTCTAAATTTCTAAAATCTGCAGGATTTGTTGAAAATTGTTTTTTTCCAACTTCATATTGGGCTTTAAACATCATACCAGCATCTTTATCAAGACCAGAAGCATAAACATCAACAAACTTATCCACTAAACTAATATCAATAAATGGTGCTTGTGTATTAACCCATTGACCTGACTTATTTAATTCCCATTTGCCAAATAATGACTCCAAGATTCTTGGCTTAATTGTTTTCATTGCATCTGTATAAAACAATGCATGGTTTAATTCCTCATAAACTGTTGAAATATCTACTTTGTCATCAAACAATACTCTTGTTTTTCCATTTTGCTCTAAAAGTGTTACACCACCACCCCAATTTTGGGCAGTTGTATTAGTTTGAGCATTATGAACAATCTCTCCGGGTCTATAATCAACAACACTTGATACTCTTTGATGGTCAATTCTTTCTTGTTCTAAATTAGCAATTTTTTCATTTACACCATTTATTGCAATATTATTTGCAATTCTTTGGTCCCTTACTCTTGCGTATTCTTTAGTTAATGAAGTAATCTGGTCTAATTGTTTCTGTTGTAATGGTGGCAATGGCTTTCCTGCAACAGTAATATTATTATTTTCATCAATATGGAACTTTGTAATATCTATTCCTAATCTTTCTGCAACTTTTCTTACACCTTGTTCATATTGATATAAATCTTTGTTTGTTTCATTTGTTAATTTTTGTTTTTGACCATTAAGAAGTTCAATTTCTTCTGCAATTTTGCCAATTCTGTTTCCACTTAAAACATTTTCTCTTCCATTATCAATTAATTTTTGTGCATAATTCAATGCTTCATCTCCAGTTAAACCATACTTGTTTGCTTGTTCAATTAATTTATTAACTAAATCTGCCTGAGTTGCTGGGTCAAAATAAGAAGTTGATTGCATTATTCTCATGATTCCCATGTTAACATGTTTGTCATGTATTTCAACATTTCCTCCGGTTGCCTTCATTGTATATAACAATGATGCAATCATTCTTGCAGTATGTGCATCTCCAACTTCAGGAATTCTGTCTTTTCCCATTGCTTGACCTTCATCTTTAGCCCTTTTAATTAACTTAACAAAATTCATTTGCTGAACTGGGTCCATACCATCTAATCTAGTTACTATTTCATAAATATCTTTATTTGTTCTTTCTCTTATTGTTGCTTGTCTGCTTCCGTTTGTTCTTACCCAGTCTATAGATTTATCCATGGCACCCATTGTAACAGCACCACCAAGACCAACACCAGATTGAGATGTTCCAATATGTGCTATTGCTTCATTCATTAAACCTTGAGAAGCAAGACCGGTTCCCCAATCGACTGCACTTAAAACACCAGCAGCAGTCCATCCATGAACATATTTTGCACAAATCATTTTGCTTTCTAATTTTGCAGATTCTTCATCTATTCTTTTAAGTGCACCTTCTACACCTCCCTTTCCGGCAACACCTGCTTTTTTTAGAGCAGACTCATTACCTTGAACCCATGCCCTATGAACCTGTTTATCTAATTCATCAATTACAATATGTTTTGTTGACTGACCCCTTGCTGTTAAATCAGCAATAAGTTTTTCTTTTTCGACAACCCCAACAATTTGTGCTTTAATTCTTGAAAGTTCTTCAAGTCTTTTTCCATAATTATAATACATTCCAAGACCAGTACTTTTAAACATGCTGATTTTACCATCTGCTGCTATAAAATCAGAAAGAAATTCTCCAGTATCTAAAACGGCAGAAGTTAATTCTAATAAACTTTTAATTTGTGCTACTTTTGTAATTGTTTTAAACATATTCTGTTCTGACCTAACTGTTGCTATTTGAACAGCAGAAGTCTCTGTTCTTCCACCAGCAATAAATGCACCCGGTTCAACTCCTTTTGGTAAATTTGCAGTAACTGATTCATCCCACCAAGTTAACCAATTTTTAACATTACCTGAAGCCCAGCCAAGTCCACCAGCAATCTTACTCATTGCTGTATATTTAAGTTCAAATGGAATTGCACCTGCTCTTTCAAAACCAGCCAAATCTGTTAAATCTAATTTTAACCATTGATTTCCAACTTCTCTTTGAGCATCAAATACCATTCTAGCCCAAGATGCTTTTGTTAATGGTACTTTTGTTAAAGATACAGTACCATCTCCTAATACAGGAAAATGTTCAATTGGATGAAAATTAACCTTACCCTCTCTGATTGCTTGATAAACCTTAGCATCAGAAACATTGTCCCAGTTAATTTGAGCAGTTAATGGGGGACCCTTTGGTTCAGGTCCAACAGAACCACCATCTACCCATGCTTTCCAAGGTCCTTCCATAAACTCCATATGTGCCTGATACGCTTTATTTTGTGCCTCATGAAGCATATCTCTAGCAAGTTTTAGTGTTCTATTTGTTTCTTCTGTGTAAACAATTTTGTTTCCTCTTGCTATAGCATTTGCCGCTTGTCTTCTAAGACTTTCTGTATTTTTTACCTGTTTTTTAATAACACCATATATGTCATCTAAACCATCAGAAGGAAAATCAACTAATTTTCCACTTGTAGGGTCTTTAATATCTGGAATTTTTACTTTTCCTTTTGAAATTTCAGTTATAATTTCTGCATCTGTAAGTGTTTTACCAGCCGCTTTTTCTAAAGTATCTTTTGCTGCTTTCCATTGTAATTGCAAATCACCACTAAGATTTCCGTGGATATCAAATGCGTATTTGTTTTTTGTAATATTTTCTATACTAGCAATTGCTTTAAACTTTTTTGCTTCATCTAATTTTCTAAATAAACCAAAATCTGCTTTTGTTGTTTTTGCAATAAGTTTTAATAATTTAGCACCCTTTCCCAAAACAAGTGTTGGGTCAACAAATGTTGTTAATGGTACACCGGCACGAGGGTCATAGTTTTTATCTCCAAAATATCCGTGTTCTAAACCATGTTGAAGCGTTGCATCGTATTTAATTGCCTCATTAAATCTTCCAATTGCAGATGTATAATATGAATCCTGCAAAGATTTGTTTGTTGTTGCAAATGTGTACATGCCACCAACAGCACTTTCTGCTAGAGCAGACCAAGAATTTGGGTCTGTTGAATGAAGCATTTGACCAAGTTGACCAACTGAATTCATAGCAGCAGATACAAATGTAAGACCTGTATTCCAACCTTCTGAGTCTTCTGCTATTCCTCCATCTGCTTTTATAGCATCAAATGCAGCAATCATTTCTCTATGCAGTTTTGGCATTTCTGATGCATAGTTTGCAGGGTCTATTAATTTAAAATCTTCTTCTGATAATTGTTCTGCACCTTTTGTTCTTAAAAGTAAATCAAGTTTTGAACCAGGAGTCCAGTTCTTTGTTGGACTTTCTGCACCTTCATAATTTTGATTTGCTGATTTTATTGCTTTAATTGCTGCTAGAAATTTTTGTTTTCTTTCTAATTTATATCCAGTTGGCTCTATATAATCACCAGCCCATTCAATTTGTGGGTCTGCCAATGTTTGTACCATTCCAGTACCCGCTTTACATAAATCTCCAATAATTAAATCACCAATTTTAAATGCACCGTCAATTAAACTTGGACTTGTATCTACCAAATATTTTCTGTATTCATCAAATTTTCTTCTATCTGCTGGGTCATCTGGATTTAATCCTCTATTTTGAGAATGAAGAGTTTGTACTAGGTTTGAAATGTGGTCCGGTGCATTTTTTACATCTTCTCCAAATTTTTCTTTAACTGCATCAGCAACGCTCATACCTGCGTTAATACTATTTTTGTTTCCTCCGTGTTTTACAAAAAAATCATATTCTGAACGACTTTTAATAATACCATTTATTGCAAGATGGTATCCAAGAAATTCTGCATCTGCATTAAGAAGTTCTGGCGATGCTTTAAATAATTTTGCAGTAATAGGATTATCAATATATTGCTTTGTATAAAATTCAGCCCTATTTGTGTCTCTTATTTGACCTGCTGTAATTTCTGCATCTGAATTACCAAAATCTGTTAGCCATTTTGCGTATCCACCAACACCTTGACTATATGTAGTTTCTCTTTTTCTATTTTTAATTGCTAATGCACTTTTAAATACACCTAATGTTTTTCTTCCATTATCAGTATTTGATAATGTAGCCATTGTTTTTTGAAACTTTGGACTTGATATAATAGAATCATCTGTTTCAACCCATGGGTCTGCACCTTCAAATGTAATACTATCTGCTGGCTTATATCCAGATTTTTGTGAACTTGAAGCGTTATTATTATTAGACGCTACCGCTGCAGTTGCATCTCTTTGCCTAATAATAGGTTCTGCAAGTGTTTCTGGTTGTATAACAGGTGTTGTAGCCATTCAGTTCAATCTTACTATATTTTGATAAATTGCAAGCAAAAACACCTATTATTGTGGAGTTGTAGGTATCATTGAGTCAAGTACACTATGAGTTAATTGTCTTGCATCTTTAAGACTTTGTTCACTTGCATTATTTCTCTTAAGTCTGTCGTAATTAGATTCATTTTCACTAAACACATTATACATTTTCTCAATTTCTTCTTTTGTAATTTTTCTTCCAATTGCATCACCAAGTTGTTTATTATACATTTCAACCGCTTGTGGTGTTAATTCCATACCAGCAGCCATCATGTTTTTATGATTAACTAATACGCTCATTAAAGCAAGATTTTGATATCTTCTTACATTTCTCTTATCAATTGATAATAGGTCATTTGGATTAGGTATTAAGTCATTTAATAACTCTTGTTCATAATTTGATGGATTACCACCACCAACTGCCTCTTTTCTGTATGCAGACTTTAATTGTGATAAAGCCCATGTAATTGTATTGTTTTCATCTCCCATGATTTTTGTATATGCAGATGTACCAATTCCTTTACTTGCTAACATTTTTGCAACCCTAGACAATGCTTGAATTGCCGGGAATCCTTGTCTGTAAGCACCTAACGACTCTGTAACTGTCTTTTTCTGTTCTGGAGTTATTGCAAATTGTGCCAATGATTGAATATTTTTGTATTTTCCATTTTTAATAGAAAGATTAATATTTTCTCTAACTCCAATTCTTTTATTAATAAATAGCGGTCTTCCATATGAATCAAGTACAGGTTTACCCTTTGAATCCATTTGAGGAATTTGAATTAACTTTCCTGAGTCTTGTTTAAGTGCTGGAGACTGATAACCTTGGAATTGATTTAAACTTTCTAAGTTATAACCAGGGAATCCTTGTGCAAGTTCTATTGCTCTATCTACTGCTTTAGAATCTGATAATTCTGACGCAGCAACTTCATTATTTGCTTTGATTATTTGCATTTGTGCTTCAACAAGTTTATTATATGAATTTTGATTATCAATTATATTTTGTTGTGTTGCTCTTTGAGAATTGCTAAGAGATGTAAGACTTTGAACTTGTTTTACCATTCCATCAAGTTCTCTTACTAAACTTTTTTGTGTATCTGGGTCATCAACAGACGCTTTAATTTTTTCCTCAGTTGTAGCAATTTTTTCAGTTAAATCAGCAATTTGTGGTGTTATTTTATCGTCTTCTGCTTTAAATTCTACAACTTTAGGTGCATTTGCTACTAATCTAGTAATATTGTCTGTTGCTTGTTGAATCAATTTAGTTCTTCCGCCACCATCGCTTGTATCAATATCAACACCTGTTGATAAAGCACTTCTTCCAGTAGCCCAAAACTCGTTTGGTTCTGAACCAAAATCTTTTCTAAACATTTCAGAAATTAAATCTGCATTTTGATTATATTTTCCTGTTGCTTCACTTTCCTCAATATCTCTAACAAGTTTCCATGCTTTTGATAATTTTCCAAGTTGCATTGAATTTCCTGCATGATTAAAAATGGTACCAGCGGCAATTTCATCATTAACCTCAGTTTTAACATTTGAAAGCATTTCTGGATGTTTATTTAATACCCATGTAGCAAATTCAAGTTTTCTATTATGTGCAACATATTCTGGTCCTGTTACATTTGGGTTAATTACAGTTGTAAATACTCCAGTATCTTTATTGTGCAAAATAGTCGATTGCATTGTTGCACCATTTTTATTTTTAAGACCAGAAGTTGTTCCATTTAAAATAGCACCATCTAATTCAGATGGAACTGGTGCTTCGTTTCCTTCATATGTTGGGTTTCCGTCTTGGTCAACACCAGTCTGAGTTCCAACTGGCTGAGACATTGGATTTAAATTATTATAAGTGCTAAGTTGTGGTCCTGTTTTGCTACCAGTTGGGTCGTCTACGCTTGGTATATCAAAAATAGATACAGGACCTCCAGTTGTAGTTGCAGGTGCTGGTTGTTGGAGTTTTCTTTCTTTTGCTAATTCTTCATCATAAATTGTTTTTAAATCATCAGGTCCCCTAAAATTCACAGGTATTCTATCGTATATTGCTCTTGCGTTAGTCATTGCTCTTGCTTCAATACGAGCGTTTAATTTTGCTGTTGCTTCATCTTCTGCCTTTTTTTTAGCAACTAATGCAGATTGTGCTGCTTGTTCGGGTGTTTGACCCATTAACTTTGTTTGTTCTTCATCAATTAAAGTTTGCAATCTTTCTGATGCTCTTCCTGGTGTTCCGCCTTCTGCCCTAAATCTTGCTAATGCATTTGCGTATGCTTTTTCTGATAATTCTTTTCTTAGTCTTGCCGGTTCTTCAGCAGCATATTTATCTGCATCAGTTGCATTTAAATTAGTACCTGTTTGAGTTGTTTTTCCTTTTAGTAAATCTCCAAATGTTGGTTGGCTTGGACCTTTTGCTGGTACAAATGGCAATTCTGTAGTAGCAGGTGCTACTGCAGGTGCAGGTGAACCATACCCGCCATTACTTGTAGGAGGAGCATATCTTTGAGTTGTTTCTGATGTAACCGATGATTGACTTCCTGCTCGTGGTCTTCCACTTAAATTGTTACCAAAATTGTTTGCATGGTTTAGGTATTGAGCACCAATAGCATTTACACTTGCTTGTGCAGTTGCAACTTGTTGAATAAGTGCAAGTCTTTCTGCTTCTGGTAGTTTTTTCTTAGGGTCTTTTTCGTTCTTGTCATCAATAAGTTTATTATTTAATTGAGTATAATTTGACCGTGCAATTTTAAGAGACTCAGAAAACACAGTCATTTTTTCCTTCTGTGTATTCAACTGAAGTGTTTTATAATCTACATCATCTTTGTTAGCAATTTTATCTGCTTCATTCTGCAATTTTAATGTTTCATTTGCTGTTTTTTTGTAATCAAGTTCTCTGTCTGCACTTTTTTCTGATGCAGTCATTGCCATCTTTTGTCTTTCAAGTGAAAGTTGATTTGCTTGATTTTCTTGGTCTGCCCTTAACTTAGCAGCGGTAGCAAATGACTCTAAATAACCAGAAGGAAGTACTGGAACTTGCTCCTGGGTATATCTAGCAAATAAGTTCGAAGTTTTAGGGTCTGGTGCTGAAAAAATTGGTTCTTGTGGCATTGTTTAAAATTGTTTAGTAGCCGTGGTACCCAGTAGTCATTGTATTTAATCCTAGTAGTCCATTTGCAGGGTCGCCTCCAAGATATTGATTTTTACTATGGTTATTAACTGGTGTGGTATATATACCATTTTTCCAGCCAGTACCAATTGTTTGTCCTGCTCCTCCTCCATGAAAAGCGTTTGGACCATACTGCCAATTTAATGCTTCGTATGCATAGTCTTGTTGCATTTGTGAATTTCTTAAGTTGGCAAAGTACTGAGATTCTGGAGATAACATCGAAGGTGCAAGTGCACCAAGTGCCTGATTAGCCATCTGTAATTGACCATATAAGCCCGCTTGTTGTGATGCCTGTAGGTTTGTATCGTAAATACTCTTAGAGCCCATCTCTTGAAGTTTTTGTGAATTACCATAAGCAGATAGTGCTTGTGCTTGTCTTTCTTTAAGTCTTTGTTGACCGAGTTGATACGACTGAAGAACTTCTGCATCTGAGCCCTGTCTGCTAAAGTTTTGTCCTCTTGCTTCTTGGGCTGCTCGTGCTGATTGTTGAGCATATTGCTGGTCTTCCGCACTTAGCGACGAACCCATACGCAAACCAGACAATGCTTGTTGATTGATTTGGTCATACATACTGCGACCACCAGCATCCATAGCATTATATTGAGCACCAATAGCACCTCTCATTAAATTGCCTTGCATGCCAAGCATTTGATTAGAGTACTGATTTTGGAATTGATTAACACTATTCATCATTCCAGTTTGCATACCAAGTAGTCCTTTAACTTGACTTTCGTATTTATCAATAAAGTTTCCTTGAAGTTGACCCATCATACCTGCTTCAAGGTCCGATGCTTGACCTAAGTTAGTTGCCTGAATACCAAGAACACCAGATGTTAAATCGCCATATTGTTGAAGACCTGCACCAACATCATAGGATGGTTTTGGAATTGAAGTTGGTCTTCCACCTCCACCAAAACCTGGGTTGCTTCCAACTGCTGGTTTTCCGGGATTTCCGCTATAACCTCCAAAAACTTGAGGGGTTTGGGGTGGTGGTAAAATTTGTGGACTTGCAATCGTTCTAGGTTGCAATGTCTGATGGTACAAAGGCATGGTGTTTATATAGTTATAATGTTACAAATGTCAATACCCAATTGCCGTTACATATACATCTCCTGTGTATGAACCATTGGCGTTAGTAATCTTTGCCTTTTTCTTGCTAATTGAGGCACCGCCAATTTCCGTGAAACTTGCTGAATAGTTGTTGGCTGTTAAAATATCATTTCTGGCTCTACTTGCTGTAACAGATACCATTTTAACTGGGTATTCAAGTTGGAATTCGACTTCAAGTGAACTTTGATTTGTAAATGTTAATTTTGACCATTGAATCAGGAATCCAGTAGAATTATCTTTAAAGTATCCAGTATTCTCGTTCATTGCTGGAACGGAGATAACATTTGGATTTGAACCAGTCTTTTGCTTAACTGCAAGTGTGTTGGCTACACCCCTTGTATTCATTGCACTTGTCTGAATTGTTCCGTCGCTGTATTTAATACCACCAGAGCCGATACTTATGTTTGCAATTGTATCAGGTTCTACTCCAATGCCAACATGACCAGCATTTGAAACTTTAAAGTTAGAGTTTATATTTAATGCAAGACCAGTACCTGTTTGTGTAATGTCAAGTGCTGGTGTATCTGCAGTAACAGTAATTGTCTGTTTGGCTGTGAATAAGTTTTGGGCTACATCCGAAATGGAGGAATATTGGTTGTTATCTTCGCCAACCCAACTCAACTTGTCTGCTTTGATATATAAATCACCTGATTCTGGGCTGGAAGGGTTGGTATCAGTACCAATGTTTAAACCCGCCTTAGTTGCCCTTGCAGGGGCATAAATCTTACCACTTGTGCCTGTTAATGCTTTTGTGAATAACGCAGTTACATTTGTCTTTTTAAGTGCATCGTCGCTTGCGTCATATACAATTGTAAGGTCGTTGTCTCCGTCAATAGACGCAGATGATAGTGAAGTTTGCTCTGAGATAATCCCCGGAAGGATTACGCTGTTGTTAACAATATTATTGAGTCTTTCGGCTGTTAACTGTTCGCCTATTTTAAAGACCTCTGGTGATTGTAATTGTGACATAAATTAGTATCCGTATGCGTATATTAGTACAGCACCTCTAAAATAGCCATGGGGTGAGCCAGACCTAAAGTCGAGTTGACTGTTTGAAAGATTGATTGTATTTAAGTCACCATTAATGTCAATGTCAATATCTGCGTTCCATTGACCATATAGTGCTGGCTTAATTACCTCTGGTACGCTTATAAATTGAGTAATTGTAATATTTCCTCCGGGTGAGTACACTTCGTTTGGAACTGCAATTCCTGTACCAATAGTGGTTGTTGAGACATATGAAGCGTCTGGGGTAGAAAATTGACCTGCTGTTGACACATTATTACGCTCTGGTACAACGGTTACACCAAAACAAGCATTAGGAAATGCAGTAGGTAGTGTAAGTTTATACACCTTGTTCCATGCCGGGCTTTCGCTTGTACCAACATTTTGTGGTGGGTCTATTACACCGCCAGCACCATAAAGTATCCATTGTTGAATAAACCCAGTAGAGTTATCTCTGAACATCCAACTTTTTTGTGGAATGTTATATGGGTTAGAGTTTGCTGTGTGGACTTCGCCCTGTGAAATTGTTGTTAAGGACTTTGGGTATGAAGTAAACTTCCATATTTGATATCCTTTATAATAATAACATTGTGCACCCTCTGGGTCTTCTGGTCCTCCACACCAATAAAAGTCCTCTACTTGAGTGTCTTCTATTAACTCAAGTGTTCCTGTATTTGCTTTCCAAAACTTACTTGAATCCCTTGGAACATTTAATTGACTAGCAAATAATTCGCTTACATCAACATCTGTTCCAGTTACTTGACTATTAACAAAACTAAAGTCTGCATTATTCAAATCTCTGTTTGGATGATAATTATCGTTTGGGTCACCAAAACCCCAGTCTAATTTAATAGTAAATTCTTTTGTTTCAACTGATGGGTTATTCTGATTGGGGTCTTGCCAGTTGTACCAAGTATTTTGATTAACCGTGCTACCGTTTTCAACAAGAGTGTTTGGAAGACCGGTTCCATTGTTTCCAGAAACAGTTTGAATTGTTCCATCTTTAAACTTAAAACCACCAGAACCAACAGAAAGTCTTTGACCAGTTGAAGGACTTGCACCAATACCGGCATTGCCAGACCACAAAACAATAAAACTATTAATTTTGCTTTCACCTTGGTTATTTACACCAAATGCAACATAGTCTTCGCCAGTTGAATTTACTGCTGTTAATGATGCTGGTGTTGTATTTTTAATTACTACTGGGTTTTTAAAATAGTTTTCACCAGTATCAAGTATTGGTAAAAGTTTATTATCGCTAGTAACAAATAAAAAATTGTCGTTTGAAATGATTAAGTCTCCCGGCTCTGTGACTATATCTCCAGTAACCTCATCTGAGTTAATGTTAATGCCAGCCATAACTGATGTTGAAGGTGCATAGATTTTACCCCTGAATTTATTGGTTAAACACGCATCTACAAGGTCAGACGCAGTAGCATTTTTTAGATTACTTGCACTTGCGTCGTAAATTAAAACAAGGTCATTAAGGATATCTAGGTCTGCATTATCAAGCGTATCTTTTCCAGACACAAAACTCTTATCTAAAACCGC